CTACCAGTTGCAGATGACCAGCTCGCCGCTGGTCTTTTGCGTTTTATCACGGCTGACTGAGTAAGCAAGTTCGAGGCGGTGGATGCGGAAGTCTTTAAACAGCTCGAGAATATCCGGGTGGTCGTTGATGGACAGCATAACCTTGCCTTTGCACTCACCCATCATCTTGGCTAGTAGTTCGTACTGCGCCCAATCAAAGGCACGGTCGTAGCCTGCAAGCTGCCAGTACGGTGGGTCGGCGTAAAAGAAGGTATGTTCGCGGTCATAGCGTTTGAAGCACTTTTCCCACGGTTCGTTCTCTATATATACACCGCTCAAGCGTTGCTGCGCTGCTTGCAGACGGTCTGCTATGTCGGCGGCTTTAAAGCCTGCTCCTGTAGTGGCCGTGCCAAAGTGCTGGTCTATTGTTTTACCTCCAAACGCCGTGTGTTGAAGATAGAAGAATCGGGCAGCACGTTGGATGTCGGTCATGCACTCGGGTGGCGTGGATTGCAGACGGGCGAACACTTCGCGGCTGGTCAATGTCCATTCAAACTGGCGCACGAACTCGTCGAAGTGGTGCTGTACGACTCTATATAAGTTGATGAGTTGGCCGTTGAGGTCGTTAAGCACTTCGCACTTGGCGGGTTGCGGCCGCAGAAAAAACAGAGCAGCGCCGCCTGCGAATAACTCAACGTAGCATCGGTGCTCGGGAAACATTGGGAGCAGGTGTTTGGCCAAGCGGCGTTTGCCGCCCATCCACGGTACGATTGGTTGGGGTTTGGGTGTCATTTTAACTCCTTAATATAGAAGTAAAACGGCACTCGCGGTGCTCTACCGGTTTCAATCAGAATGTTTTGATGAGTTTTTCGGCAATCCACTGCGCGACTTGAGGGCAGACGGCGTTTCCGGCAGCCCGAGCCTCACGAGCGTTGGCCGCATCCAGTCCGCGCCGAAGCCCATAATGGTCAGACGTTCGCGCCCGCTCAACCATCTGATGCCGACTGTTTTCGACAGCGACGATATTTCCGCCCGATAGGTCGATACTTGTGCCGTCGGCAAAACCCGCAAGCAGCGTAGGATGAGCGTCCGCCCAGGCGCTGCCCGCTTCCGTCTTGCCAGATACGCGCGCCATTGGTCCGGCATCACCCAAGAACTCCACGGGGGGCAGCTCTCGAAGACCTGCGACCATGAATATGCGGCGGCGTTTTGTGGGGACTCCGAAATAACGGCTGTCCAACACCCGCCAGTATCCCACATACCCGCATTCGGCAAGCGTTTCAAGCACCGTTTGGAAGTCACGGCCACCGTTTGAAAACAGCAGTCCGGGGACATTCTCCAGCACCAGCCAGCGCGGTTGAAGGGTTTGCACGATACGCATTGCGTCGAAGAACAGCCCGCTGCGTGTTCCGGCAAGGCCGCGCCGTTTGCCCATCGCCGAAACGTCTTGGCAGGGGAATCCGCCGACGACAGCATCGACGCGGGAGAGTGCGGGCAGGCAGGTACGCACGTCTTCGTGCCGCTCTGCATGGGGGAAGCGGTCGGCCAGCACGGCTCGGCAGACGGGATCGATTTCGACCTGCCACGCGGTTTGGAATCCGCCCCGTTCGAAGCCGAGGTCGAAACCGCCGATGCCTGCGAACAGGCTGCCGACGGTGGGTTTGGGACGGGGTTCAGGCCGTCTGAAAGTTTTTCCGGCATCCATTGTGTCCTTTCTCAAAGGTCGGATGCTCGGGGGCATTCTCGGTTGTTAAAGAGCGGAAGCTGTTTACGGTTTTACAGCGCGGACACTTGATTTCAAAGCGGCCGATGCCGATTGCCAACAGCTTGTTACAATTTTTGCAACGATGTTTCATTTTTTGCATTCATCCTATGCGTTAGTGATAAAATGCCGCTGCCTCGCGAGGTGGCGGCTTCGAAGCTAACGCAGGGGGCATCTGCTTGGCTGGCGTGTCGGTGTTGCCGCACCGGCACGTCGCCGTCTTTTAATATTTCTTCATATTTGGGCCGTCTGGGATTTCAGACGACTTCTTTTATTTGCGTATCAAAAACAACGCGGCCAGCATATTGGGGCTGATGCGCCAAGCCTCGCTGATACCCAAAGAGGCGGCAACGGCCTCGCTGCAAAACCAACGATTTTGACGTTGGCGGAATGGGCGGAACACCACACCCAAACTGCCCGGCAAGTCGTAGCGGAAGCCTGTGCGTTGCTCGAACCAATCTTTGACCAGTGTTTCAGACGGCCACCCGGAGCCGATGTCGATAAAATCCCAATGATCAGGGTTGAATTTGATTTTTTTGAACCGCACGCCACCGTCAAGCCAGCTGGCCGAGGCACACATGCCGTCTGAAAACACCACTTCGCAGTGGCTGTACGGGCCGCTGTCGGCGAAACGCACCAAGCGGCTAATCCAGCCGCGCCATCCGGGCAAAGTACCTTTATATAACGCTATTTTCATAAAAAAACCCCCACATAAAGATGCAGGGATATTAAGGCGGGAGTCTACTGCGGGCTATTAAACGGGTTTAAAGATTATCTACATCAGATGATGCCTGTACGGGATGGGTGGGCAAATGATAAACAGGGCTGATGGCCTCAACCTTGTCGACATCTTGAGCCTGCTCCAGCCGGTCGGCATAGGCTTGACGCTGACCTGCGACCGATGCGGACAAGGCGGCAAACTGCTTGGCTTTTTGCAGCGCCTTTGCACGGAGGCCTTCTAAATCACACCCACGGTCGGCGGCAATTTGTGCCAATAGCGGTGTGGGGGCAGACGGGTTTTGTTCCCATGCCAACGCCTCGGCCGCCTGCATTGACCATGTTTGGCGTTCAAATTCCGGCACTTCATAAGCTTTAGATACTTGCCAAACAAACTCTTGAGCTTTGCCATTGATTTCATCTAATTTGACAGCTTTGACTTGATTCAGCTGCTCAACCTTAGATTCCTCGCTAATCATCCATTTTTTGCCGTCCCATGTGTGCCACAAGCTCGGGCGCTCTTCAAATGTGAGGCCGTCTGAAAGCTCGCCCACAGTATCGATGGTTACGGCTTGACCATCGGCGGTTTGATAAGCGGTTTTGCCTCGGTGGTCGGGTATGTATTCCCATGCCTCGCCCGTCCAGCGTGCGGCGTGGCCGTCTCGGTTTTCGGGTGGCTCCACGTCGATGCAGCCGCCGGGGATAATGTAGCTGCCGTCGCGGGCGTTGATGTCTAAATCGGCCTCGTTTTGTCCGAGATACAGGCCGTCTGAATCTAATTGGCAGACGGGTTTTTTCCATTGGATTGTCATTTTATAACCTCGTTAAATTTTAATGATGTACAACTCTGCGATATTTGACGGAGCCAAATCACCCGTCATGCCATAGGTGGCAATGGTCTCGACGCGCTGTCCGTTGCCGCTATATCGCTCCACGCTGGTAGTGCTGTTTGCCCCTGCCGACAAGTAAAAATCTTTACCTCTGTCAATGTTGTAATTCACACCGGCCTTAGCAAATCTCATATCATCGCCAATCATAAAACCGACGCCGTGCGAGTGTTGCGGTAGTCGCGCCGTCTGTTTGGAGCCTAATGCACGACTGCTGTCCAACCCCCTGCCGTCATCCAGGCCGCGGATAAACTCGTTACGGAGATCGGGGAGCGTAAATGTCGTCCTGCCGTCGCCCGCGCCGTGTGTCGTGCCGATAACGGCAAACAGAGCGGCATAGGTGGCGCGGCTGACGTTGGCACCGTTACATTTAAGCCAGCCCGGCGGCGCAGTTGTGCCAGAGTAAGCAACAATCGTACCCGGCGGCGCGGCCTGCTCTGCCTTGTCATTGACCGTCTTAACGGCCTGCGAGGTGGCAATAGTTCGGCTGTTGGCCAGATCGACGGCATCGCGGCGGTCGGACCACAGCAGGATTTTGTCTCCTTGGTAACTCAGCACGCCATCGTTACCCAGCCGAAGCTCCTTATTACTCACCGGATTTTTTAAAAATGCGGCTACAGTCGAAAAGCCCAACTGAAACCATTGGTCTTGTCCACTGCCAGATATTCTCAGGCCGCGGGAAAAGTCGACACTTTCCGAAAAGGTTTTGCGGCCGCCTACGGTTTGGTTGCCCGCAGTCTTAACGGCGCTGCTCTCGACACCTGCAATACGGGCAATTACCCAATCTTGATATGCAACCGTGCGGTTGGCACTACCCAACTCGGGGAAATGTATATACCGCACCTGTCCGCCGGTCTGCTCGTACTTAATGTTAAATCTAAGTGTGCTGCCATCTGACAAAACGGATTGCGGATTGGCCTCCAAAAACCAATGCCCGCCGCCCTGCACGGGCATGCGTATCTTCCCCCAATGCTCGGCACGTCCGGCCGTTAACAGGGATGTGAAGGTCTTTGCACCACCGATTTCTTCGTCTCCGGTTTTCGACACTTTCTCTTCATTCAGCTTTTTAACCATCGCTGCGGAGGCAGCACTATCGGCATCGTCCGTAGTCAGGTTATTAATCAACTTAGCCACACCCGCCACGGTCGGCGATGCGGCGGCAAGCTGATGGGTATGGGTGTTGCTGCCTGCCCAGTTGGTTGTGTTGCCGCTGCATGTGCCCGGCGTGCCGAGTGCAAATTGGACATTGCCGCCCAACGTGCCGCCACCCGTTAAACCGGCTCCGGCGGTTACGGCGGTTGTTTTGCGTGCAAACATATTTTCGGCGTCGGTTTTGTTTTTGCCGATGCTGGCTACGGCTTCGCCCAGCTCGGTTTTCAACCATAGCGTGCGGTTGGCCAACTGACGGGTAGGCTTGTTATCGATGCCGTTAGGGCCGCCCTGAACGGGGTCTGAGGTTTCCCATTGGTAGATGCCCACTTCCCAAATAGCGGTTTCGTTTAGGTTTGCCATTATGCGGTTCCTCGATTAAATCTGCCGTCGCGTAAAGCACGGCCGTTGTGTCTCAATGCGCTGGCTTGGTAATCCAACGCAGCCAATATGCAGCGGGCGGGCGCAAATGCTCTTAAGGTACGCCGCAGCAATGCTGCTTGGTCATTGGTAATGACGTTATTCATGATGATGCGGTAGTGCGCCCAACGGTCGCTGTGGCCGTGACTGTAAGTGCCGTCGCGGGTAATCTCGCCGTTATGGTGCTTATTGCCCATGCCTTCGATGATCTGCACTTCCCCAAAGCCGAGCCGCCGCACGATTTCGCGAATGGCCCAAGGTGTACCTTTGTAGCGGTGCAGCTCGTAGGCACCTTTAATCAGGCGTCGGCGCATTTGGTCGCTTTCGGCCAGCCAATAGCCGTCCGCGCCCAATATGCTGCGGCTCTCGGCGAGCAGCTCGAGATGTTCGGGAGCGACCAGCTCGACCAAACGCGGCATAAGTTTCACGGTATCGATACCGTTGAAGCGCAAACCCAAATCGGCCAGCATTTTGTAATGCTGATCCCTTTCAATGATGTCGGCGTAGGTTAATTTAGCCATCGGCGTACTCCGCGGCAGCGGTAATGCTTACCGATGTACAGCGTGACCACTGATTGGCCTTAACCACGCGCAGCGGCAGATTCTTCAGCACCACGTTATACACACCGGGCACCTTCAAGGCCGTCTGCATGTCCAAAGGCACAATGTCCAGCCCGAGTTTTTCACGGCGGGCGGACTCGTAGGCCGACCATGCCGCTTTGGCGGCCGCTACCGCCTCATCCGCGTTTACACCGTTAAACAGCACCAGTTCGGCATCCAGCGCATAGTCCACGGCCGTGGGGGCGGCAACCGTAACGGTGTCGCACAACGGCCGGATACGCTCGTCGGACAGGGATCGGGTAACTTCATTAATCAGCTCGGATGACGGTTGGCCGCCGGTAGTCAGTACGGTTACCTCGACTTGGCCTCCAATCGGCTCTCCGGCAGGGGTGCGCTTATGGTCGACATGCACATCGCAAATCGTCGGATTCACACGGCGGGCGAAGTATTCATACGCGCCCACCGGCCCGGCTACCGAAAAGCTCTCCGGCGCCAGCAAAATACGCACGCGGTAGGCATCGTCCGATTCCACGTCCGCCCCGCCCGCAGGCACGGTGGTGTTGGCGGCTTTAACCTCAATGCCTGCCACCGGCTGATTGGCCAAGCGGCTAATCTGCCCAGCAGACCAGCCGTTGCCGACCGCTCCGTTCTGCGTGCAGACGGCCTGCAAATCAAGCGTGCTACGGTTAGCCGATAAAGTGCCTGATTCGGTGGTTTCAAATGACACATCATCTACCGAGACGAGCGTACCGACGGGGATAAAGACCGTCTGAATGCCGCTTAGGGCGGCAGTAAAACGGATGGTGCAGCGCGCGGCCGATGCCTGCAGGCGCGGCGTGTTGACATCATCGCCGCACAAATCCAGCATCAATCCCGTAGCAAAACGGGGATGCTGCTGGCGGTAGGCTTCGTTTACGGCCTTACGCACCAGCATTTCGCGGTAGGCATAGGTGTTAATCAGCAGCCGCTCGATATGGGCGGGCTGCAACACTTTGCCGCTGCGTGATTCGTAGTCGGCAATGGTTTCGGCCAACACTTTGGCCAAATCGTCATCAACCGCTTTAACGTCTTCGCGCCTGAGTTTGCTCAAATCCATGATGCCCGCTCCAAGTTGACCGATGTGGCGTAAATCTCGCCCGATACGTCATCCGTTACCCGCCAAAATACCGTCATCGTCAGATGCGGGGCATGGCCGCCGAAGTCGATTTTTTCAACCACCGCGCGTTTTTCCCACGTGTTGATAGCGAGCATGACTTCGCGCACGGCGTTGGGGATAAACACGTCTTCAGGGGTATCTAGATAATCAAAATGATTGCTGCCGAAATCAGGGCGGGTAACATCCGACCCTTTGCGGGTCGCCAAAATGTTGTGGATACACAGGTCGATGTCTTCCACACCTTGCGCCAAGCCACCGCCCTCACGGGCAAGCTGCCAATGCTTGGATATCGGTGTGGCGTATTGCTGCATGAAAAAATCCCTGTATCGCTTGATAAATAGATACAGGGATTTTGGCTGAAGGCCGTCTGAAAGGCTTTTAAACGGGTTTAAAAATAACCATTAACTGAATTTCTTTTGTAATGCTTGTAGTGCTGAATTTAAACAATCTTCCGCAGAAAGTGTGGAAGTATCCCCGAGTTCAGGAACGGTATGTAAATCCAGTACATATTGTGCTTCATCTGCGAGTATGTCTTGGGTAAAAGATGGTTTTACTTTGTATGTTTCCAATCTGAACAAACGTGCGTAAAACTTTCCGTTACCGTTTTTCAAAATTTCAAGCTTAAAATTCAATTCATCATCTAGCAGAGCAATCGGATTTAAAACAATCGTTTTCACTACTTCTGAATATTGCAGCATTCTTAATCTCCCAATTTAAGCAGGTTTACATTGACAATGTCTGGCATAAGTTCCAGCCGGTGCTTTTTGTGTCGCATCTTTTTTTGCAGCCGCACAAGCAGCATCCGCTGTTTTACCTGTTCCCGTGCCGGTAACACGAGCAGGCGGATTGGGGGCTTTTTTCGGATCAATAACCTGAATATTGCATTGGGCTGTGTAAGTCAACGTTTTGGCAAAAACAGGTGCTGTCAGAAATAAACCCAATAAAACCAAAAACGCGCCTTTTACTTTTTTCATACCAATTCTCCTTCTTGTTTATTACAGAGTTAATTTGGACATTGCTGGAATAAAAAAAATTCCCCATTTATTAATTAGGAGTACCGGTCGCACCACCTGAGTCGCCGGTATGGGTGTGGCCGGTCAGGCTGATGCCGTTAGCTGTCACGTCGCTATCCGAACTGATTACGCCGGTTGCCTGAACGGCACCGTCAATTACGGCGGCTGCGCCTGCACCACCCGAGCCGGACATACCACCCTGATAGGTCAGCAACCCCATTACGGTGGTATTGCCGGTAATAATGGTATCGGGGGCGGCGATGGTTACCGTACCTTGCGTCTGAACGTCGATATTGCCCGTTTTACGGTCATGCTTGATCACCGTGCCGTTTTTAAAACGGCGCATCCACACATCTTTACTGGCCGCGGGCGGTTTGTCGGCCGTATTGTAAGTCGCACCCAGCACCACGCCGTTTTCGCCACGGGCATCGAGCAGGCAGACTACTTGCTCTCCCTCATCCGGCAGGCTGTAAAACCGATTGCCGCCCGCCGCGGGCGTAATCATCGGCAGCCAGTCGGTTTCCATATTCTCTAACGAGGGCAGCCGCACACGCAGATTGTGGGCGGCTTCGTCAACGGCCGAGACGATGCCGAATTGCAGCGTGGCAGTAAAATCATGATTGGGCAGCATCATCGGTTTCTTTCTCTTCCGGGATATATTCCAGCATTTTGATGTCGAGGTCGGTGGTGTAGCCGCTGCGGCGGTCGTATCGGTGCCGTGCCTGCTTAACCAGATAACGGCCGCTGAATTTGCCGTGGTTTTCCAGCAATATCACTTGCCCGGCCACTAACTTTGCATGGCCGAACACGGTCACGTTCCCTGCGCATTGCTCGTCTTGGGCGGCAGCCAATGCGGCATCTGCCCGGGCGTTAACCTGAGCTTGGCTTTCGCCTTTATTGGCAATGATTTTGAGGGTATCGCCGGATGTGGTGTGTTTGGCCTTTTTGCGGCGCGGTTTGGCCTTGCGTGTCGTGGTGCGGTTGGTTTTGGTTTTGGGGTCATACCCCGATACCACCGCTTTATCAGGCACGCCCTTAATCAGGTCGCGCAGGCGGATATCAATAATGTCTGCCGGATTCAAAGCCGCCACCGGCTCACGTTCGGCCAGTTTCTTGTTACTCATAAATACCAGCGTATCGCCGACGATCTTAAAGGTGTGGCCGTACTGTTTGGCCAAGCGCGTCAGAAACTCGATATCACGCTCTTGATATTGGGTAACGCGCTCGATATCAATGGCTTCCACATCGCCGGTTACCTTCAATTTCAGACGGCCTGCCACGATGCGCACGATTTTGGCCAGCGTGGTTTTTTCATACGGCTTGGCCTGCAAAGTGCGGTTAGCCTTGGTAATGCCGGTGGCCAACGCTTTCAGCGATACCGTACTCGGCGGGTGGTTGTATTCGATTTCGGCGATTTGAAAGCTCCCCAAAGCCACCAAGCCGGTGAATTGGTCGCCCAAGCTCAGCGACAGGCTGTCTCCCTGCTCGGGATACCAAGCACGCAGCCAGCGGCCATCGGTATCTTCAAACATTACTTCCAATTCGTCCGACTGCTCGCCCAAGTAATCGGTATAGGTAATCGACAACAGGTAAGGCTCGATATCGCCGGTGATGTCTTTCTGCTCGTATTTGAGTACAAAAGACGGCTTGGTAACGGGGTGGGTACGGCCGCTGCCGTCTTTTTGCAAAAGCGTTGCAAAATCCATGTTATCTCATCCAAGGCGGCATATCCGCCTGACTGTTTTTCGGTTTAGTGGCCAGCACCGGCACAAACACGGTCAACCCGCTTTTAAATTCTTCGGCCAACGGCAGATGCGGATTGGCCGCAATCAGCCCGTCAACCATCAGCGCATTGCCGTAGTGCTTATGGGCAATCAAGTCCCAACGGTCGCCGTCTATCGTGGTATAGCGCAATACGGCACTCATTTATCCCTCCTTACGGCCAGCCAGCCGGTTAAGGTTTCGACCGCGGCTGCGCCGTCCTGCAAAGAGGCCGACGCACTGTCAACGGCATTCACGGCGGCATCCAACCAGCCGCCGATCGAGCCGTTTTCCGTTCCCGACCGCAGACTGCCGACGGCACTACCGAGCTGATGCGCCGCCTGACCGGCTTGGGCGGCAAACGCCGCCGCACCCTGCAAATCGCCCAACACCGCAGTCACATCGGGCAGAGCCGACAATTTATCCAATGTGCCGCTGCCGATTTGCAGGGCATCGCCCACCAAACCGAGCACACCGGCGGGGTCGTTTTTGATGTCTTTGGCCGCATAAACCAAACGCTGCATTTGTTCGATGCCGTCTTCGGCCGCACGGTAAATCTGTACGCCTTTTTCCACCGCCTGCATGATGTCGGATGCCTGCGCCTGTACCGACTCGGGCAACAAGGCCAACAGCGGGTTTTTACCGCCGCTCATCACGCCCGGTGTCGGCAGCGGGTTATTGGGGTCGCCCACAAACTCGGTCAGCTCCACGTCCAATTCACGCGCGGCCGTGCGGCCTTGTGCGTCCTGTATCAGCGTGCGCTCGGCCAACCGCTCGATCACAAACCAGCCGACAAAGCGGCCGCTGCCGTAGACCAATGCCTGAGCCTGTTGGCTCTCTTTGGCGGCCAGCAAGCCTTTGTAGGCCGTATCGGGATTCCCCAGTTTCCAATGCAGCTTCAACGAAAACCGCATAGTGGTCAGGTCATTGCCCATTGCCTGCAGTCTCGGACGGCCCTGCAATACATCGTGCTTGGCAAACTTGGCCGCGTGGGTGGATTCAAGGTTGCTGAAACTTTGCAGCAGCTCGAAGCGCACATCACCTAATTGTGCATACATCAGTAAGCCCTCCGTTCGCGGTCGGCTATCATGCGGTTAAACAGTGCCTCAAATTCGCGCAAGCCCATTTGCAAGGCCGCCTGAATTTGGGTGGGGTCGCCGCCCGGGGCATGGATGGTCGGGTTGAAATTCACGGTAATGCCGCCGGCTCCCGCAGCCGCCTGCGCCTGTTGTTCGCGCGCCGAGGCAAAATCTGCGACGCTGCTTGAAATGCGTGCGGCCAAATCGGCACGCAGACTGCCCACACGGCTGCCGAAACGCTCTTTCAGACGGCCTGCCGCATTTCCAATGGCTGCCAGCGGACGGGGTACACCCTTATTCAGGCCGAGTTGCAGACCTTCCATCATCCAACCGCCGAAACGGTGGAACAGACGGCTGGGTGAGTGGATTTGGTTGGCCGTCTGAAACTTGCCTGCAAACCAGCCGGCCACACCGCAGAACCATTCTTTAACCGCTTCAAACTTGGCTTTTAGACCATTCCATAAACCGCTAATAATGTTTGCACCGAACTCGGTAAACTTGGCAGGCAGTTCAAATCCGAACCAGTTCATGACTGCCGCAAAAGCCGAGTAGAAGGCACCCAGCGGCGACCAATTGAGAATAAGCGTTAAAATACCGCTCAAACCGCCGTCAAAAGCTGTTTTGATTTCACCGACCTTGCCCGCAACCCAATCAACGACTGCCGTGATTTTTTCGCCTATCCATAAGCCGACCGCTTCTCCGAAACTGCGTGCACCCCCTTCGGCCATCTGCGTGGTGCTAAAGAAATCGCCGAAAAATTCAATCAAAGGCTGCACAAACGGCTGGATGGTTTCCCACAGTCCGCCCAACACTGACCCAACTGCATTGACTACGGGGGAAATAGCGGAAACCAAAGCATCAAAAGCAGGCTTCACAGGTTCCAATCCCTTGAGCAAGCCGCCCCACAGCCCCGCAAAAAATGCCTTAATCGGATTCCATGCCTTGTAGATTGTCCAGCCTGCCAACGCGATTGCCCCTACGGCCAGCAGCAGCGGCCACATAGCCACCAATGAAGACAGGCTGAAACCGATCATGACTGTGCGGGCAGCAGAGAACGCCCGCATAACAGTACCCAGTCTACCGGGAATGACTTCCAAACCCATACCGCTTTGAATAACGGCATTCGTAAGGGTTGCTGCCGACCTTAACGAGACAAACGCCCCTTTAAGGCCTAAAAAAGCGGCACGGGCGCGGTTGGCTCCGGCCATCGTCAGAAACATACCTATCTTAAAAGCCAACAAAGATGACGTTACACCTATGACGGTTTTCATCAATACAGGATTTTTTGCCGACCAATCCGCCAACACATTGGCGATTTTGATACCTTTGCCTAAAAAATCATTCACGGTAGGCAAGAGAACCGAGCCGATAGTGATGCCCAGCTCGGCCATGCCGTTTTTGAAAATCTGAATCTGATTGGCGGTGGTTCCGGAACGGTTCTCAAACTCCCGCTGCATCGAGCCGATATACTTCAAGTTGCCCGATGCGTCCCGCTCTTCCAAAAGTTGAAGTTGTCGGTTGTATTCGCCGACATTGTTGGTCAGCATCAAGGCATCATCCGCGTACTGTCTGCCAAACATCTTCATCAGTAGCGGATACTGCATATCCTTCGGCAGTTGTTTGACACGCTCCAACAGATTGAGCATGGCACCGTTGGCATCTTTGTTCATCGCTTGAGCGAACTGCTTGGTTGTCAGCCCAAGTTGAGCCAGCTCCTTAGCACCACCGCCCGCCTTTAAAACCGATAGCGAAGTAACCATTCCTTTTATCGCTTGAGCGGCCAATTCGGGAGCTTTACCCATGCTCAGGAACGTACTGCCCCATGCCGCGCCTTGGTTTTCGGTCATGCCCAGCTGTTTGATGTCGCTGCCCACACGCGTCAGTACGTTAACGATATCCGAGGCTTTGGAATTGGCGTTATCCGATAAATGGTTGATGGCATCGCCCAACCTGCTGATTTTGGGAATGGGGATTTGCAGTACGTTGGAAAGCGTAGCCATCGATTCGCCGGCTTGGCCTGCGGCCATGTCGAAGGCAACGCCCATCTTGGAGGCATCGGACGCGAAGCCGATCAAGTCTTTTCGTGCCACGCCCGATTGGCCGCCCGCGGCCACGATGGCGGCGATTTCCTTGCCCGCCATCGGGATTTCGCGCGTCAGACGGAGAATGTCCTGCTCCATCTGCTTAAATTGTTGCGGCGTATCGAAATTAACAACTTTTTTGACATCGGCCATCGATGATTCAAAGTCGATTGCCAACTTGACGGGTAAAAGCAGGGAGCCTGCTGCGGCAACTGCAGTGTGCCATTGGCCTTTAATGTCCAACCACTGCTGGCCGTTGGCCGTTTTGGCTGCACTGATATTTTGTAGGGACTGGTGCTGTTTTTTCAGCTTTTCGATGGAAGCACCGATTTTGTCGTATTCCTGCCAAAGCCGTTTAGCAGATACCACGCCCAATCGGTCTTTATTGCGCTCTAAGGTATTGCCGAGCTCTTTTTGTCTGGCCGAAAGTGTGTCGGTGGCACTTTTCAGCGTATTCATGGCCTTGCCGATGTTGATTAATCCCGACACGGCTCCGCCGACAACTGCGGAAATAGTTATCGAAACACCCAAATCAGTAGCCATGTGGTAAAATCCTTAAAAAATTTAACAGGAAAGGGAAAGACCATGAATAACGGAGCAGTAGTTGTTTCCGCGTTGGCTTTCTGTCTAATAATGGTTGGCGGTTTGCCGCTGCTTTTGGCGGTACTTGCAGCGGGCTGTATCTGGTTTGTTTGGAGCATGTTCCGCAAAGAACCCGAACCCGAATCAAACGGTTGGTGCAGAGACCTTCAACGCGAACTCGAAGAAGAACGAAACCGCCAAATCTGACCGCTTACACTCCTTTTACGTAACCCGCCTTCATCTGGCGGGTTGCTTCTTTCTGAAAACCCTCAAAATCGTCCAAAGACAAATCTTCTATGGCCGACAACGGCCATCCAAACCACCATGCCATATCGGCACAAGCCGACAGCAGGCGTTGGTTCATTTCCGCTCTGCTGACCGGCACATCATCTCGCTTACTGCGATACGGCACGAAAAAATTCTTGCAATGCCTTGTAATCGGCAAAGTCCAGTTCGTCCAAGTCTTCCGGTACCAAGCCTGAAATGCGTGCCATAATCGCCAGCTCTTGCTCGGCATCGGTCGCAAGACCGGCAACAGCGCGTATATCGCCCACTTTCGGGCGGCGCAGGGTCAGTTTTTCCAACATTTCGCCGGTAGCCAAACGCACCGGATATTTCAGTTTGATTTCCTTGCTGACACCCAATTGCTCCTGCATCTGTTTTGCCTCATTCATTTTTGCAATCCTTTTTCAAAATGCCGTGCGGGGCGGCCTGATTTACCCGCGGTCTGTCTTGTTTGAAGCAACAGTTTAGGCTCTAAAGCGGCATCTGCCTTTTAAACGGGTTTAAAAAAAACACCCTGCCGTAAAGCAGGGTGTTTGTCGTTTCAGACGGCCTATGCGCCGATGTTTTTACGCATCTGAGTCAGCACGTCTTCGCCGTTCACTCGGTAGATGTTTTTCAGCGCGTTGTAATACAACACTTCGCGCCCATCAACAACTTGGCGGATTTCCGTAGCTTGATAAGTGGTGCTGTGTTCGGATTTTTCCTTGTGTTTGAAGTTGCCCAAACCCATCTTACTCATGGTGGCCGTAATCGTGGTGACTACCGGCACTTCTTTAACCAAGCCGCGGGCATCGTGAATCTGCTGGTTTGCCCGAATCATCAGTTGGGCGGCGCGGAAGGGATGGTAGGCTTTGGCGGCCACTTCGGGGTAAAGACTGTTCCAAGTGATTTCGCCTTCGAGGGCTTCCGCACCCGACGGCAGTTTGACCGTACCCCATAAGCCCAAGCCCTTAAATTCGTCTTGGGTAATCTCGAAATCAGGCAGTTTTACTTCCGAAGCCTTGCCCAAGTGGTTGTTGCCGTCGATATAGACGTTGGCGTTGTAAATCGCGCGGATGTAATCGCTCATTTATGACTCCTTATTTGCTGCCGGATGTGAGGTTGACCAGATACTTGCGGGTCATCACCGATGTGTGGGTAATGCGCTCAGCAGGCAGTTTGGGGGTGAAATCGTATTTAATCGGCACTTGGCCTTTACTGAAGGCATCAACCAAATCGTAATCGTAATCCAAGCCCACTTCGAAGCCGACAATGCTTTGCAGCGTACCCAAGTAAGTGCGTACGGTCTCCACCAAACTGTCAATCAGTGCGTCATCAATCGGGCGGTCGACATATTGCAGCGACGCGCGGCGGATGCTTTCGTCGATGATGTCTCCGGTGCGTTGTGCCACTTCAAAGTTTTTAACGTGCGAGGTGGTCGGGAAGCAGGCCAAACGGTTGCCCCATGCGCGGTAGCCCGTGCCGTAGCTGTTGAATACGGTGGTAATGCCTTTTTCATTGAGGCGGTTGGTTTCGCTCTGCGGATCGTCGGCGCGGGCGGTTAAACCGATTTCCGTACCGGTTACACCCAGCAACTCGTGGTTCGAAATACTCCACCAATAGCCTTTCTCCACATCGACTTTCATTCGCAAGCCGGCTAGGTGTGTAGCCAAGCTCTCAATGCCAAGCAGCCCGACAACATACGGGAAACCCAGCTGCACGCGGCCTGATGATATGTTGAAGTTAATGGTGCCGGCAGGGCCGCGGCCTTCCAAAGCTTTACTCAGCGATGTGCCTTTCGGCGCATTGATATACGCAATCGCTTTGAGTTTTTCGGCCAATACGATCATCGCAGCCGCACAGGTGGCGGTTTTGTCGTAGCCGGGAGCAATCAGGATTTTGGCATCGGCCCCGAAACGGTTGAAGCCTTCCGTCAACAACTCCATACCGGTGCGCTTGCCGGTAGAGGCTACATACGCGCCGATAATGTCTGCCTCGGATACTTTGGTCGGGTCGGTGTAGGTATAAGTGATTTTGGGAGCGGTGGGCTTGCTTTTATACACAATCTCACCCGTGAGCGTATCGATGGTGTAATGCGTACCTTCAGTTAACGGGCTGCTGCCGTCAACCAAAGCATAGCCTGCCTGCAAAGCGGGCTTGGCCGTGCGGGCGGTCAGTGTGTCCGGGTCAACCGTCAGCACTTCGTTGCTAACGGTGGTTTTGTGCTTGGCCGGGTCGCACACATTGACCACATAAGCCACGCCGCTGCCGTAGCGCGTCCAGATATGGGCGGCATCAGGCAGGGTAAAACCTGCGCCGGTCAATTCGCCGCCGAACGCTGCAAAGTCTTTTTTAGTTTGGCACACGGTCAGCTCGTTGACCGCGCCGACGGGGGCGGTGCCGATGATGGCTGTAATCGCACCGTCAACGGTATAAACGGGTACGGAGCCGCCATCGATTTTGATGGTCTCCGTGCCGTGATGGAAGGCTGCTGCCATAGGTTTACTCCTTTTTGGGTTTTAAATCGGGTTCGGTAGGATCGCCGTTTTGGCGGTAACGGGCGGCAACAAACAACGGCTGTTGTTCTTCGCGGCATTGCTGCACTTGGTGGGTTTCGGTTTGTACCAACAGTTGATACTGCCACGAGCCGCCGTCCTCGCTTAAAAACTGCTCGCTAATCAGGTGGCAGGGCAAACAGGCGGGCGGTTGATAGCCCACTACGGCCAAGCGCAGGCGGTCGAGCAAATCCAATGCGGCACCGTCGTTATGCAGGCCGCGCCCGAATACGGTCAGGTGCAGGGTCATCACACGTTGTTGCGAGATGGCACCCAGCTGTTCGATTTGCCCGAATTTACTGCCCTGATAGCCCACCAACACCGCACCTTTCGGGTGGATAAACCGGTAAGTAGCCGGGTTGTCGGGAAACAGGCGCACTTCGGCATCGGGGAGCTGCTCTTGCAGCCATTCTGTAACTGCCTGCAGAATCGGCACGGTAGCGGCCATCAGTAGCCCTCCGTATTCAGCTTCTTACCCGCCCGCACGCGGTATGCGCCGCGCTCGGGTTGCAGTTGGCCGGCAGGTTCTTCCATATTCCGGATACCGAGATGGATTTTGCCGTCGCGGATGGCCGCCAGCATTTTGAGGGCGTTGTCGTAGGCGGCTTGCACTGCCTTCGGGAAGTCCGCCCCGTTGACGCGCCGCTGGTGCAGCCAAAACCGCGCAATATCCGTAGCCAGCTGGGGCAAGATGCCCGGCATCGGCTCCAACGGCAGCGTGTAGCGGCCGCTGATATGGCCGTCTATCAGTTCGGCCGCATAGACGATGGCACGGTCAACCACAGCCCAGTCCGGCTGTTCCGCGCTGCCGTAATGGCTCATTTGGTCATTGCTCAACTGCACCAGCTCGGTCATGCTGACTGCGGCCGCCAAGTCATCGCGGGTAATGTAGCGCATCACGCTTCTTTCGCTTTGCGGACTCGGCCGGATTTGGTGTCGCCTTCCTGCTGAACAGCAGGCGGGTTTTCCTGTTTTTCGGCAGGCGGCGGAGGCGGGTCTTCCTGCAGCGGGGTGCCGTCAGGTTGGTAACCGGCTGCGGCCAAATCTTCGTCTGAAATTTCGCCGGGGATCACATGGGCGGCAACATCCTGATACTGCTCCGGTGTCAGCTCTACTGCTTCGCCCGCTTCGACACGGAAGTCCCCGCCAGCTTCATCCTGCAAAATCAGCGGGGTTTTTGCGATATATACTTTCATAGCCATGATTAACCTTTCAGCAGTACGCGGATAACATCACCGGCAGCGGCCGCCGCGGTTAAAGCCGTACCGGCATTATTTTGAGTGCCGGTTACCGCACAGCCTTGGGCATCGGCCGATACTTTCGCACCTACGGTTACCGCGCCGCCGGCTTCCACCAGTGCAATGCCGATTACATCAACGGCCAGCAAATCGCCCTCGTCAGCATCGCGGACGGAAACACCTAAAACAGCCTCATTGGCCTTGGCCTGTTTGCCTGCAAAAGTCACAAAACGGTTTTCCACCACTTTGCCGGTGGTACGCACGGTGGTGGTCAATGCCACCTGTTTGGTTGGTTTAGTCATCTTTCTCTCCAAAGGCCGTCTGAAACTACTCGCCGCTGCATGGCAGACCGGTGTACTCCTTCATTTCAGACGGCCTCATATAGGTTTAAGCAATCGGTTTTTGGAACAGGTAACCGCACGCACCGCCGACTACCGCAGCTTTGCGGATATCGGTATAGCGCACATACTCGACCTTGCCGCCCACACCGTCGAAGCGGTCGACAATCGGCATACCGCGGCGGCGGAAGGTGTAGGCAAACGCCGTTTCGCCCTCGTCGTTACCTTCGCCCACAATGGTCGGGCGCACAATCAAACTGGCAAAATTGCCCCATACATCTTGTGTTGCCTTTTTACCGTCTGCCGAATACACCGCTTCGCCGACAATGATGTCTTCCACATCCAGCAGGTTTTTCAGCATCTCGATATTGAGCAAAGTTTTGTCGTGGCCGCTGCCCAAACTGTCGCGCAGACTTTTGTTCATACGCAGCTTGCTCAACACGGCCGGGCCTACCACCAACACGTTCGGGCGGATACCGCAGGCGGCACGCACGGTTTCTTTTGCTTCTTCCAACGCTTTCTGTACGTCTGAAGAAGCATGGCTCCACTGTTTTTCAGCCGTGGACGATAAGTCGACGGTATGGCCGGATTGATATGCAGATTTATCCTGAATCAAGCGGGCGATTTCCAATTCCTGCTTCAGCTGGATACCTGCGGTAACACGACGGGTAGCCTTGGCTTTTTCATCGTGGCGGCTTTCGTGCTGTTCGCGGTAATCCACACCTGCGGCCAAATCATGTTCTTCCAGCACCACCGGCATGGTTTTAGCTTGATCCAGCGTAATCACATTGCTGTCCGCACCTACCGCACGTTCGGTTTCATACTCAATAAACGAGCCTTTACCGTACACCGGCACTTTGATGCCTTCCTTCTCGGCATACACCATCGGTGCGATTTTTTCGCCGACAAAGCCCGCTTGTCGGTAACCGACCGCCAAATGGGTCAGCACCTCGTCTTTTTCGCGCAGGGCTGCTAAATGTTTGCTCATGTTTTTTCCTTTTCGATACGGATTAATCTTGCGCCGTGCGGCTTGCCGCTTCGGCATAGGTGCAGCCGTGCGCCTTTTGGTAAGCCAGCGCACGTTCGTGGTGGCTCATGCCTTCGGCAAATTCAACAGGCTGGCCTTTGGCCATTTCACCTGTAGGCAGCTGCTTGGGCAGCACCGCGCTTAAAAACGCGCGCAAAGCTTCGCTGAGCGGCTTTTTATTGCCGCCTTCGCCGAAATCGACGCTGGTATGCTCCGGGTATTCGGCAAAGTCCAGCACTTGGACAACCAAGTCTTTGTCGGCAGGTTTCAGACGGCCTTCTTTAACCAAGCCTTCGGCAAATTCGGCGTTTTGTTAGTGCGCACCGTCGCGCAGGGCTTTTTCCTGCTCGTCTTGCAGCTTTTTCAGCTCCGCCTTGGCTTGAGCGGCGTCAGCCTCGGCTTTTTCACGGGCTGCCTTTTCGGCCGCCAGTTGTTCTTCGGTCGCCATATCGGTCTCCTTAATCGATTCATGGGTTTGGGTTTCGGGGTTGGGTTGAGGGTCGGCAAATGCCGGAGATAATGATTCGGGCGGATTGCCCCATGCAGCGGTTTCTTCGATGTCGCGGATTTCCCAATCGGAAACGACCTTGTCGGCGGTGGCAATGTCGTACTGCTCGATCAGCCAGTCGCGCAGGCGGCGGAAAATCGATGCCGCGCGGCGGTGGGCAACTTCCGAAAACTCGACAAACTGTTCGCCTTCGGCAAAATTGATGGGAGCCAAACCTTTAACTGCAGGCGGTTGCGCGCCCAAAAAGCCCACATGGCGCACATACCATTTACCGGGAACGGGATTGCTGGGGCTGCCGGGCGGATAAAAGCTGGCCGATACTTTTTTGTAACGTCCTGCCTTAACCAACCCGGCAAAAGCGTCGTCCACTTGGGCAAAATCCGCAGACAGCACGCCGTCTGAAACGGTTAAGCCGCCCACCCATCCGTAGGCGGGGTCGTCGGTTTTAGGGTGGCCGACCACTACCGGCGCTTCGTGCAGCTTCGGGTCGTAACACGCCGCCGCCTCGGCAAGGTCGGCAGCCGTAATGGTGACCTTGTTGCCGTTGTTGTCAGTGTGCGTGCCTGCCCTAAAAATCTCGTAAGCCATAAAAAAATCCCTGCATTTGCTGTTGCAGGGATTGTCGCTTGAGGCCGATTTCAAATCTTTTAAACGGGTTTAAAAATCACGATTCCAAAGGCCGTCTGAAAATACCGCCAAAAACGCGTTTTAAGCGCATTTTACCTTTCAGACAGGCAAACCCCCGACCGCATACCGAAACGGCGTAAAAAAGCGGTCAAAACCGATTTGACCGCTATATTTAATTAGACAGCAGATTATCAACTGCAGCCGCTGAATAAATCCGCTTGGTTTTCTTTGATTTTGGCTTGCCGCACGCGCTCGACGATGCGGTAAATCCATTGCTCCGAAAACCCGTATTCTTTTGCCAGCTCCCGTTGGTTGGTACCGTCGAATTTTTCAAAAATCTCCAGATCACGTTCGTCGATGCCCCACAAGATACCTTGCGGGATATAAATGTTTTGTCCGCCCCATTCGCGGGCCATGCGCTTGGCCACACTGTCGCCCACCGCTTTGGCCGCCGTTTTATCCACTCCCCGCTGCAATACTTCCTCGCTCACTTTTGCCGCCAAGTCCGACAGCAATTCCGGTATTCGTGCATCAGCCATTATTTACCTCCGTTTTCAACCCGTTTTTTCCATTCCTTCAGATGCTCAATCACTTTTGATGCGTTATCTACATCTAACCAATTTTGATAATCCACCCCTGTCATACGCTTTACAAACTTGGCCAACGCCAGCTCGGAGGAATTACGCACCACGCCGAGCTTGTGCAGCTCAAGCCACAATGCCCTGATTTTTTTAATCTGCGCATCCACCGCAACATGTGCATCATGTACCGGTATATCCGGCTTAACCTGTTTGGCTTGCGCTTTGGTGGTAACTACAAAACCTTGCGCCTTCAATTGCTTCAGCACCCATTCAAGTTCGCTAACCGACAAAGCCTTGCTGCTGGTTTTGCCGCGTGAGGCATTGGCCAACAAAGTGCGGTATGCCGCGTCATCCATCATCAGTTGGCCTTTGGCCACATGGATAAGCTTAATCAGCCGTGCCTTCTTCTGTGCTTTGGTTTCTTTCATTTTGTTTTCTTTCCGTAACCGTTTACAGAGACCGTCTGTAAAATTCAGACGGCCTGAATAAAAGGCTTCGGCTTTAATTGACCGCATCCTTCAGCGCCTTGCCCGGCTTGAATTTAGGGGTCTTGAGTGCTGCGATGGTCAGCGGCTCGCCGGTTTTGGGATTGCGGCCTTGGCGTTCGGGCTTGTCGGCAACGGTAAACGTCCCGAAGCCCGGCAGCGTTACATCTTCGCCTTTGGCCAGCGCGGTTTTGATAATCTCCAGCACGCCGTCCAATGCCATCTGTGCCTTACTCTTCGGCCAAACCCACTTCTCGGCCAATTGTGCTACTAACTCGGATTTATTCATGTTTCACTCCTGTTGGTTTGCGGAAAACCGTGCCGCTCGGGTTGGTAAATTATTGTTTTTTCGGTTTAAGACATTTCCTCCATCAATCTATCCAAAACCTTTAATTTTAGTGTTTCTACTACTTGAGGCACGCTTTCTATCATTCCCTGCCCAATCAGATAAGCCATGCTGAATTTTTCAGGGGGGTGTTCCATTCCTTCATGTGTTACCACTACTTCCATTGGATTTTCCGGTTTATCTTCAATCCTAATCAAAATTTCCATCATCACACCTTCGCAATATCCAAGTTAACCAACTGATAATCGCCTGCATCATCGCGGCGGTACACCCGTACAAACGGCTTGCTGATATGCACTTTCAGGCTGTCAGAGAGTGCATCCATTGCACGTTTCCACTTGTCGTCGCTGATTTGCAGGCGGCGCAGGCCGAGTACGCGGGTGGTGGAGATGTTGCCCTGACTGTCGACTTGGAATGCCGCATTAATCAGCGTTTTAAGTTCGGTGCGGCTGCCTTCCGTCCACTCGTTGATACACTCGTCAATCAGGGCTTTGGCCGCAATCAAGCCTTCATCGAAGACCAAAGTATCCTGCATCGCCAGTTGCACACGGTACGCACCATCAAAGCTGTGCAGGCTGATGTTGCCTTTCTTGCCGCCCACTTTTACATCGTAGCGGTCTGCGGAAAGCTGTACAAATGCGGCAATGTCGTCCATAGCCGCGCGCTTGAAATCCGAGATGTGTTGTTGCACTTCGGCTGCCTTGCCTGCCAACTCCATCACCAGCTCGTCACGGAGCAGGTCGATTTCGCGGATATTGGCCACCGGCACCAAATTGCCTTTGGCATCTTTGCGGTATTGGCTTAAATCAGTCATTTTATTATCTCCTTGCATTAATCATAATCTTTTAAGTTATCTATAATCTGCATTACCAAATCCTTTTCAAATCCGTTATCGGCTGCAAATCTATCAAATTCCTCGAAATACTCTGTAAGAAACTCAAGGAGCAAGTCACTTTCTTGGGCATCAAAAGTTTTCATTTTTCCTTACCTTTCTGCCTTGCGGCGTAAATCTGCTTACATTCTTCCACCGTGCGGTGGCGCGGGCCGTGTATCCAATCCCGGTTCATTACCGGAGCATCTTTCAGACGGCCTTTCATTTCTTCCAGCATGGCTTTGCCGTATTCCGTCGGTTTGTGCTTCTTCTCTATCCTCGGCACCATCTTTACTTCAGGCGCGGGCAGGTGCCGCTTTAAATCCGCAGGATTCGGCCATTCCGTCGATGTGGCTGCAATGCTTTGAAACGCCTCCCTGATGCGGGGAGTATCGCGTTGAGGCTGCCATTCCTCCTTGAGCAGCAGGCCGTACCATATTTGGGCTACTGCCTTTAAATCAGATGATGCCGGACGGCCTTTCAAATTCAAGGCCGAGAGCAGCGCAAAGCCTGAGCCGATTTCCTTTTTCAGCCAATCACCCTCCATCTCCATTTGCCCACTCCATCAAATCGCCCACGCCTTGTCTGAGCTTGCTTTCGGGCGCGGGGCGTTCCCCGCTTAACGGCACCGCCACCGCCATACCCGCCGTTTTATCAGGTGTCCAAAACGTGATGTTTTCCAATAAAAACCCGTGGCTGGTCAGCGGGGTTTGCAACTTGCCCATATCGCGGGCTTCGAGGCAGCGGCCAAATGCCCAAATCCAAGCCTCGCGGGGCGCGGGGTAGGCTTTCCTGTTGCGGCTGATTTCGCCCGCCCGAATCATCGGAGCAATCTCCCCCACCAGTTTGGCCACACGGGCGAAGGTCAAATCTTTTTCAGACGGCCTGAACAAAGTCAGGTATTTCAAACAGGCTCTCACCAGCTCGTCTGATATGCCGGCCAACTCCACCAGCGCGGTGCGTGCTTCGTCGTGGGCAATCAGCACATCGAGGCTCATACTTGCCCCGCAGCTGGGGCATTTCACTTTCATGATCTCCTCCAATACTGCGGCTTTAGAATTTCCGGCATTACCGGCCACCAACCGTCAACAGCGTGGATTTCTCCTTTTTTCCGACACGCCATACAGACATTGGCGCGTTTGCCGTTGCCGATTGCTGCAAATTCCGACAGAGCGTACACTTTCTTACAAGCGGCACATTTCTTTGCAAATACAGTCATGGTGTCATTGCCCCGTTGCCGGCCAAAGCCAAATCTCGGGCACTCAAATAACGTAAGGCCGTCTGTACCGCATCATGCTCGGTTTCCGCTTTATCTGCGGATATCATCGATAAGATAAAATCCCCATATACAGTCAGCAGCTCGCAGCAAACAAACCCTGCATCGTTGCGCCAAACTTTCGCTTTGATATTGCTGTAATGACGGTTCATGCGGCACATTTTTCATCCCCTTCGTTAATACGGTAAGTCACCAAACATTTGCTTTCCACTGCTCCCTGACGTTCCATTCTGGCCAGCTCGGCAAATATCTCTGCCAAAGGTATCCCCAACACATCCGCAAGGTATTCCGCAGAGCAGGGATATTCCAGCAAACGGCACATCCTTTCTTTAATTGCCGCATTCATGGTAAGCCTCCGCATCACCGCATATCGGGTTATAGTTATCCTGCTCATACACTTCCAGCATCAAACGCAGCGCCTCATCTGCCTGCCGCTGCTTTTCCGCCATCAGTCTCGCAGCCCGGTCATCCTGCCCGCAACACATATCGGCAGACTCATTTTCCAGATGGATTTGGCAACCCAAAATCAGCGACAAAGCAAAGCCGAATACTGTTTTTTCAATCCAATCCGCCATCTCACACCACGCTTTCTTCGGCTTCGGTTTCATCAACGCCTGCTTCAACTGCAAGTTTCACAATACCTTCCCAAGTCAGCATAAACATCTTGCCGGTGGCTTTGCTGTGAACAATCGGGTTGCCTGTGGCAGTTATCTGCATGTCGTACTCTTTACCGCCCATATTGCCGGTACCAATGTCTCTACGCAGCATCAAAGCACTTGCCTCAAGCATTTCTCCGTATTCTGATTGCTTCTTCATCTCACACCCCCTTAACCACATCGGCATCGACAATATCAAAACCCAGTTCCGCCGCCTGATTCATCGCCGCGCTCACCAAATTGTTAACCGCCAGCGGATACAGCAGGCTGTGCTGCTCTGCGCCTTTTGCCGTGCGGCTGCGTACCGTCAGGCGTTCGGCAATCGCATCAATGGCACTCTCGTCCATCACTTTGGTGATATCGCCACCTGCACGCTCAAACTTGTGTTTCAGGTAGCCTGCCAGCTTGCCGTCGGTCAGTGGCAGCAGAGTGACCAGCTCGCAGCGTTGCACCACTTCGCGTACATGCGGATTGTTTTCCGCCAGCTTCTGCGCCAGCTCCGTTTGCCCGATTAATACAATGCCGAGCAGTCGTTCAAAGCCGTTTTTCAGCTCGAAAAAGCGTTTCAGGTGTTTAAGCGTCGGCACCGGCATGCCGTGGGCTTCCTCGATTATCAGCACATGCTTGTTGCCTGCGCGTGCGCTTTCCTGCAGGGCGCGGTGTACTTGGCGGAAACGCGCCTCGGCGTCGCGGTAGGGCTTCACGCCCGGGGCAACGGCTTCCAAAATCGCGGCGGCGATATGCGCGGCTTTCAGGGTTTTGCCCTTGATGTCGTTGTCTTCCATCGCCAACACATACGGCTCGATCATGATGATCTGTTTGCCTTCGCGGTTGATGCGGTCTTGCAGGTCTTCGCGCAGGGTGGATTTGCCCGCGCCGCTCTCGCCGACTACCGCCACAAAGCCGCCGTGGCAGGCCGTCTGAAACATTGCCTCGCGCACATAACGCACATCGGGCGTTAAAAATACGTCGGCAGCTTCGCGGATTTCGTCGTTAAACGGGTCGCGCGGTAAGCCGAAATGCTGCTTGGCGGCTTGGGTTAAAGTGGCTTTTCGTAGTAACATCTCTTTGTCCTCGCTTTCATTAGGGTGGGCAGGTGCGGCGTTCGGCTCGTTTCTCAGGCAATCCGGAATGTCCGCACCATTTGTTTCAAAATACTGTTTCAACTTCCCGCGCAGCTGGTCTGCGCCTTTTTTCGGCCATTTGCCGTGTACCACCGCATTCACTAGAGCGGTTTTGCTGCATCCGATTTCAGCGGCAGCGGCGGTATACGATTTGCCGAGCTGTTTAAATTCTTCCTTCATCATGCCCCTTTAACCAATTTCAACTTGCCCGCCGTTTTCAGACGGCCTGCTACTTCATCCAACTGACTGGCCAACACACCGTCGGGATAATTGGCCTTGATAAACGCCACCGCCTGTTTCCAGTCTCCGCCATCGGCTTCGATACGCGGTTTCAGCAGCTTGGCCATTTCTACCTTGTTCAACACCTGTTCGGTTACTTCCATGCGGTTGTAATCCATTTGGGTGCCTTGCCGCTCGATGTAGAGCGTATTGCGTGCGGCCAGCGTATCTTCCTGATGCTTGTAGGGGTCGATACGTCCGCCGAAGGGTAAAGCTTTCGCCTTGCGTTTGGCGGCGGCTTCTTCCAGCGTGTCTGCTTCCATCGCCAGCTTCTCTTGCGCCTTCTTGGCTTGCTGCGCCGGAGTATCGGCTGCGGGCTTGTATTCCTTGCCCATCAACGCGGCAGATTCTCGGAAGCCAAACTCGTCAAACTCGATGGCGGTTACCGCCTGCCATACCTCGTTACCGTCGGCATCCCATGTCGCTACCCGTGCGCCGGTTTCATCCCAAGGGTTTTTGGCAACCAGCACCTTTTGCCCCACAATCACACCCGCTATCTCTTTCACGCTGTAATAGCGGCCGCCGAAGCGGATTTCCAATTCGGGCGACACCTTGGCTTCTTTCGGTGCGCTGATGGCCAACTCTCTGCAATATTCCGCAGGTGGCGGCAGGATCAGCTGCTCGGCCTTGATTTTGTTCCACGCTTGGTAGCGCGTCATACCGTGGCGGCTGTGTTCTTTGGTGCCGTTGTAGTAGCGCATCCAGCGTTCGGCCAAACCGTTAAGCTCGTCAATGCTTTCCACTTCCACCAATTTCAGGCTGGATTCAAAAGCCGTCTCCACCATGTCGTTGGCTTTTTCCACTTGCCCTTTGGCTCTCGGATTGCCCGGTTTGTTTATCTGCACATGCACATCCAACGCTTTGCAGAGGTTTTTAAATGCTGCCGAGGTATTCGCGCTGCCCGGGTCGAGCATCACGTTTTTTGGTACGCCCCGGAAAGGGTCTTTGGCTATGTCCTGTTTGGCCTGCATCATGTAGATAAAAAAGTCGCACAGGTTGGCGCTGGTCTCGCCGCCGAAGTAGTAGCGCACGCAGATGGTGCCGCTGGTATGGTCGGTGCCGGTATAACGCCACACCCTGTCCAGCTCGATTTTTTTCAGATTACCGGGCTTGTTTTTGTAAAACTCTTCATAACCGGCTACCCGCAAGCCCGTATCTTTGCCGTTGCGCGGCAGGTAGTAGAGCACACACAAGCTCGGGTCAATCTCCCACCATTGGTTGGGGTGTTCCGATTTCATGCGCGTTACCGGCTCCGGCTGTAACAGCTGGTCGGGGTGCAGCTTGTATTCCCGCAATGCCCGCACAATGGTGCTGTCTGATAGTTTGCTTACTTCGCCGGTGGCTTCGTCCACCTTCTCGGCGGCAATCTCGCCATTAGCTCTTAACATTTCTACCGCTGCCGATACCGTAGTGAGCCGTTTGCCGTTTTTACGCATCGTTTCCATCACCAAAGTGCTGATGGCCTGCGCTTCTTCATAGGTCAAGGCCGATTTGCCTGCATCCGCGCGGCGTTTGCGGGTCGGCTTCAATACCACCTCACCCAATTTCCGGTGCAACGTTGCCAAGCTGATACCCAACGCTTCGGCCTGCTCTTTCAGATAGGCCGTCTTGCCGCCGCGCCCGCACTTTTCGGCTTCGCGGGCGATTTCACTTAAACGCTCCGTCATTGCCGCATTCATGATTAATCTCCATTGCCTTGCTCAGGATCGTAATCTTTCAACCATTCCGGCACTTCGTCCGTGGGTGCTTCTTCGGGCAGGGCAAACAGCTCGCGCAGCATTTCCGCATCCCGTATCACCTGATTGATACTGCCCACCATCTGTGCACGATGGTCAAAGCCGTGCGCTTCGCCGTGGGCAACCAATTGCTCGAATAAATCGCGCAGGCGGCTGATATCCGAGCGCACACCGATTACCGCCGTACTCAATCGCATGGTCAGCTCGCTGGCCACATCCTGCGGCTTCGGCTCTTTAACCTGCTTCTTGGCCAGTTTTTCCGCCAGCTCGTCCACCTTTTTGTTTTTGTCGGCGATCACTTTATCTTTAGCTTCGGCAGTTTCTCGGCTTTCGCGTAAAGCGACGCGCAGTTCTCGCACTGTCATTCTGTCCACATCGTCAAAGGTATGGCCGTTGATATCGCCGCCTTCAGCAAGCTCAACCAGCGTCACATCGTCTTCCACCAGCAATTCAAGCAGCTTCGACTTGCCTAAATCCATCAACTTAGGTGCTGCTTTCTGCATCTGTGGCGTTGAAAATCGTTTTGTTGCAGACATTAGGCGAGATGTCTCAGCAATACCCAGTCCAAACTGACTCTTTACAATTTCCATAAAACGGCCATGCTCGGTATGCTCTTTCAAAACAATCAAGGCTCTGCCTAACTCGAACATACCTTCCATCGTTTGGCGCACGGCATGGCGGCCGCGTTCAATCCACCGCTCCTCGTTATATGTTTCGCCACCGCCCCATTGCTCCATGACCATAATGCTGTGCATGGCTGCATGGTTTTGTGTTTTTTCCACATCTAAAACTTCAATTTCCTTGTTACTGCTCATTTGTATCTCCCAATCTCTCCCGACGTCGGGAAAGATTTAACCGACCAAAGTTTCCGACGTCGGAAACTTTCAACTTCAATTAATCCACATCAGCCCGCGCGCCGATTTCCGCAATCTTGCTTTGCAGCCGCTCCTGCTGCCGTCTGAACCGCTCGGCGATTTGCAGCGTTTTGATGCCGTAAGCAAAATTGCCGTTATCCAGCTTTACCACCAATCCCGCCGCTATCAGGTCTTCCAAATCCCGGCTCACATGCGCCGGCGAGATGTCGAGGCCGTCTGAAATCTCTTTATTGCTGACCCCGATAATCGGGTGTGCTTCGAGCGACTTAAATACACTTAAGAGCCGCTGTCCTTTAATGCTCGCCATAAACCAAACCTTTCACGCTGCATCTTTGGCCTTAAGTCCCAGCTCCACGGCAATCTTATGAGCTTTGCCGCGCGTGGCCTTAATCGTGCCGTTGAGTATCCTCGACACATAAGTCGGGTCGTATCCCCGCTCGTCACACCAAGACTTAATCGTCTCGCCGCGACGGCGGAATCCTTTTTTTACCTTCTCTGCATTCACGGAATATCTCCTATTTCCATCTCGTGATAGAATGTTGAATATTTAAAGATTTAAACAATCTTGCTTAAATGTTGGATAAATATTAACTGGATTATTTCCATAATGCAAGATTATTTCTAGGATATTTTTCGAGATTAATTCTATGAGTTTGATTTTTACTGGAAATATTCGCAAGTTGATAAGCGAAAAAGACCTGACAATTGCGGAATTTGCTGAAGCGATTGATGAAAAACTGTCGCGTGTGAATGACGTTTTAAGCGGAAAACAACGTCCGCCATTTGATATGGTAGAAAAAATCCTGACAACTTTTGATATTGACGCAAATTGGTTGATTACAGGAAAGAATAGTTCTTCTAAAAATCCAGATGATCAAAAGAATTATTCCGAAGAACATGAATACGACTACGTCCCGATGTTCGATGTCGAAGTGTCCGCAGGCAACGGCGCAGCCGCCTATGGTGTAACCGACCCCGCCATGCACTTGGCGTTCCGCAAAGACTGGCTCAAATCACGCGGCCTGTTTGCGAAAGACCTAAATTGTGTAGTCGCACGCGGCGACAGCATGGAGCCGACCATCAACAGCAAAGACACACTGCTGGTGGATACCAGCAAAAACAATCCACGCGATGGCCAGATTTATGTGATTCGCTCCGGCGACACGCTATGGGTGAAGCGTATTCAAAAACAGATTGACGGCAGCCTGCTGCTGATTTCCGACAACGACACCTACCCGCCGATGTCGCTGACCTTGGCAGACCACCCCGATATTCAGGTGATTGGGCAGGTGGTGCAGATTTCCAAGGATTTATCATGACCAGCCAGCTTGCTATAGATAAGCAAGAAAATAATCCTTTCAACCTTTCAAAAAAATATCTGATGGTGGTCACATTCACTCAGTCGTCCAGTAAAAATTTTCGGACGGCTTTATTGTGGGCAAAAAGTGCGGCGTTTTTTGACAGTATCGATATAGACAAAGAGACGGTTTATTGCTGTGCATTCGATAAAACACCGGAGCAGGCGGGAATGGCTTCCGTTTTTTTGAACTATGTCGAAAATTGGAACGGTAAACAGATTTATATTAACGGACGGATTCACAGCGGTAGCATTTATGACTTACTCGGTGTTTTAGACTGTTACCAAAAATCACAAGCCTGCCCAAATGCAAAAAGCCATTGTTGCTTCATTTCAGATGATATTTTTCTATGGCATGGCGCAAGGCCTACCTTTGAAATCAGCTTGTCTTTGGAAGGAAGTACAAAAGAAAACTCTCAAGCAAAGAAATTTGTGATGCCATGTACGAAACTCCGTCACCACAGGATTGAGAAAGAAACTTATTTGGGTAGTTGGGATGAGCAGATTGCAGCCTTGGCGGTAAAACAGAATGTAGACTGGTGTCCGAGTTTTGATATAGGACACTTCAGGCAATATGAGTAAAAATCGAAAAAAATGAGGGATTTATAAATGGCCAAAAGAACCACTAAAACTATTCATTATTTACGTGCGCAGCAAGACCATGATCTATTTGATTTGGAAGCAGCTTTAAGAACAATTTTATTAGCTGCGCCTACTGTTCAAGAAACACAAATTGAACAATACGGCCAACTTACACAAATAATGCATAGAAATATGAATCCTCAAAATGTAGAAGGCAATTCAATTGGTGGATTGCTGATACACATCGGCAGCGGCACAAAAGATGAACATATCCGTACCATGAGTAATAGGCCTGAGCAGCAAGATGATCATGGTGGTACACAAGCACCACCAAATGGATATTCTTTTTTACGCAAAGAAGCTTTTTTGTATATTTTCGGACACCATGTGATTTTTTGCGGGCATGGTTTTTTACAGGCATCAGCAGTTGCTTCTTATTTAAGTTTTCTAAGTAATAGATTGGGAGCAGAGAATACTAATGTTGTTCGTTTTAATATTCAATTCAAAGCAGTAGGCAATTGCAATACTTTAGCATTGATACAGCAACATGGAGTCAAAAGTATTCTTTTAGACGCTTCAGCATATCAATTGTCCATAGACAGACTGTATCAAAACAGCCGTTCAACGATTGCCAAAGCATTCTCCAAAGTTGGCAATGTATTTAGAAGCGAATTGAGCGATGAAGAATTGGAAGCTCAATCCGAAATTCATATCAATTTAGAGATCTTATTAAACGGTAATTCAAGAGCCAGTAACGAAGCGCAATCGCTAATGCAGGAACAGGCAGAGGAAATTATTGATGATGAAACAGTTAATCAAGGCTTTTCTATTACCACTCAACAAGGCGAAGTTATTAAACCGGCTGATGTGAAATTGTCTAAATCTGTTAGAATAGAACGATACGAGGAAGCGAACTCATTACTCCCTAACTCGGCATTCTCAGCAATCAGCGAATATTTCCTAGAGCTTCAAAGCAGAAACTTAACTGAACAATGAAAAAATACCTGCCCTTTTTGCGTTTTGTGCTGATTGCCTGTATATCGGCATTCTTAGCATGGAAAGGGCAGCCTTTTGTTCATGGAAACGAAAAAGCCGTTGATTTGATTATCAACGTATTTGCAATTTTGGCCGGCTTCCTGATTGCGATCATGACGCTGTTTAGTGATATGCGGTTTGATGAAGACGCGAATTGGCGGCAAATTCAAATCCGTGAAGGCGTACAAGAACAAAGATATATCAAACATTCTATGCTCTTTTACACTTATCTGGCAGTATTGGTTTGTGTTTTTCTTGTTATATTGTTAGCTCATAAAGAAGAATATAAAAATGGACAAATAATTTTTTGGCTAGAGCGGGGATATTTATTCTTAGCCTGCATTTCCATTTTTTACTCTGTATTTTTACCCGGAAACCTAATTAAAAGCCGGAAAGAAGAGTTTCAAAAACTCATGGATAAAAAGAAACCCAAATATCCGAATTGATTTTTTAAACCCGTTTAAAAGCCCAAAAGCATAAATCCCTTCAAAATCCCTGTAACGAAACAACTGTTACAGGGATTTTTCTTATGTCTCTCAATCATCAAACCGAACTGCCGTGGGTAGCGGAAGCCCGCCGCCACATCGGTCTGGCCGAGATTCCCGGCAAACAACACAACCCTAAAATCATCAATTGGCTGAATACTCTGAACGCATGGTGGCGCGATGACGAAACGCCGTGGTGCGGCACCTTCGTTGCTCATTGTTGCCGCGTAGCAGGTCGGGGATTGCCTCAACATTGGTACCGTGCCAAAGCTTGGGCGGATGCCGGTACACGCCTGCAGCATCCTGCTTACGGCTGTATTGTAGTTTTCGAACGCAAAGGCGGCGGCCATGTCGGCTTTGTGGTGGGACAAGACAGTCAAGGTAATTTGATGGTGTTAGGCGGCAATCAAGGCAACAAAGTCAGCATTGCCAAATTCCCCCGTAGCCGAGCTACCGCCTATGTATGGCCGTCAGATAAAGGCAAGTCCAGCCGTCCGCTGGATAGCCGCTATAAGCTGCCTCGTATTCAGATGGCGGGCGGATTTTCAAGCAACGAAGCATAAAGGCCGTCTGAAATGAAGAAATCACTCATTGCCTTATCCCTTGCCGCGTTGGCCAATACTTTTCCACATCCATTCAGCTTCGAACCCGCATCTGTGTCGCGTATCCGGCAACATCCGAGCCTAAAGCGCGGCAAATCAGGTGTAGCTGCCGCCCGCCGTGCCGCCAAACAGAGAAAGGCGCGGAAATGAAATTCCTCAAATGGTTAGGCGGCCTGATCACCAACCCGGCCACGGGTCATATCAGCCACACCAAACTGTGGGCGAATATTGCTGCCGCTGTTATGACGGCCAAATTCATACTAACCGCCGATACGCCCGAATGGTTATGGTGGGCATACGGCTCGATGGTCGGCGGCTACGCCTTAATCAAGCGCGGTATGGCGGTCATCCCGCAGGTAGCGCAAATCAACAAAGGAACAAACGATGTGGCCGAATAACGTGGTGTTGCGAACTTTAATCTCAACAGTCGTGCTGGTGGCAGCGGTGTTGGCTCTGTATTTCGCCGGCCGTGCCAACGGTATCCGTACGGCCAAAGCAGAGGCAGCAAAAGAAAAAGCCGAAATTATCGGCATTTATCAAGGTGCTGCTCTGTCAGCCGAACAGCAATACAGCGAGAAGCTGGCCGAGGCGGCCGCTGAAAAACAAAAGTGGTTCGACTTCGCTCAGGCACAAAGCGTGAAACTGGCCGCAGCCAATCGTGCGCTGGATGTCAAAACCGCCCAACTACAGGAGCAAATCTCTCATGCAATTAAAAAAGACGGCGATGCTTTTAGCGGTATCGGCCCTGACAGCCTGCGCGAATACAACCGCGCCTTCGGCTACGCCGATCATTAAAGTGGTCGAGCAGCCCATGCTGCCGCCCGTGTCTTCCGAGCTGCTGGTCACTCACGAACGCCCCGAGCGTCCGACCGGCGGCTCACCCGAACAACTGTTAAATCATGCCGTCCGCTACGGGGCATACTGCCAGCGCATCGACTGGCAGGTTAAAGGATGGCAGGAATGGTATCAAACCGGTAAGCAGAAAGAACAAAAATGACCGACATTGCCGACAAAGCGTCTGAACACGAAGCCTTATTCTTGGCCGAAGCCCTCTATAAAGCAGGCAGGCCGTCTGAAAACAACGGCGTAAGCAACTACGAATGCGATGACTGCGGCGACCCGATTCCCGAAGCCCGCCGCCAAGCCGTCCCCGGATGTACGCGATGCGTGTATTGCCAAGAATATTTTGAACACGGATACCCCTAAAAAATGGATAACAAAACCTTTATCAGCATCGAATTTTGGCAACTGGTCGGCTTTTTGTTGTCCTTTTTGGGGGTGTGCTGGGGCTTCGGCAAAATGTTGTTATCGCAATTTCAGGCTCAGCAAGATGAACGCCAAAAGCAGCAGGAAAAGCTACAAAACAAAGTAGAAAGCATGGAAAAACAGCTTGGCGAGTTCTCCGCCCAATTGCCGATGACTTATGTTTTACGCGAAGACTACATCCGCAACCAAGTCGTACTGGAAGCCAAAATCGACAACATCGCCGAGAAACTGACCGACCTATACAAAATGGAAAGCTCCCGAAAATGATTAGCGAAGAATTGATTGCCAAACAACGCCGAGAAGGCATGCGCTGGAACATCATCAACACGCTTAATAAAGCAAGGCCGCATACCACTTGCGAAACCTTTCTCCTCGACATCATGAATGCGATTTACCCGCAAACCACTGCGTTGGAACTGCGTCAGCAGCTCGATTATCTTGCCGACAGAAAAATGATCGAACTCAACAAGGCACCCCACGGCCTGTGGTTTGCCGATTTGACTAGCCTCGGCGTAGACATTGCCGAATACACCGTGGATTGCCGCCCGGGTATCGCACGCCCCGAAAAGGTATGGAGCTGACATGGCCAAGCGCAGCACCATAGACCAACTCCCCGAAGCCGTCCGCCACGAGTTCGAACGCAAGCTCGTGGAAAACGGCTTTTGCGATTACGCGGCAATGGCCGAATGGCTGCAGGAGCAGGGCTACGAAATCAGCCGCTCTGCGGCGCACCGTTACGGCCAAAAAGTGCAGCGCCGTTTTGCGGCCATCAAATCCAGCACCGAAGCGGCGCGCCTGATTGCCGAAGGCGCGGCAGACGAAGGCGACACCCGCTCCGAAGCATTGATGGCCATGCTGCAAACCGAGCTGTTTGATGCACTGGTGCAAATCGGCGAGATGAGCAACGAAGAACTAAACGCGCTCGACCGTTTCGACGTAATGGCCGAGGGCGCAAAGAAAATCAGCGGCCTGATTTCCGCCAGCACGCGGCTGAAAGAGTATCAGGCCAAAGTTAAGGCCAAAGTGGCAGCCGCCGCCGAAGATGTGGCCAAGCAGGCCAAAAAAGGCGGCTTGTCCGATGAAGCAGCGGAAGCCATCCGTAAACAGATATTGGGTATTGCATCATGAGGTCGTCTGAAAACGAGCGCAGCGAGTTTCTGCGAAGCAAAACCAACCGTAACGCCCCTTTATCAAATAAAGGGGCGGCAAGCAGAATGCTTGGCGAAGACCGCACGCCGGCGGCACTTCTGCCATACCAGCAGGCATGGTGCGCCGACCAATCGCCCGTGAAGCTGTGCGAGAAATCCCGCCGTATCGGTTTATCTTGGGGTGAAGCCGCCGACACCGCGCTGTTGGCGGCTTCGTCCAAAGGCATGGATGCTTGGTATATCGGCTATAACAAAGATATGGCCTTAGAGTTCATACGCGATTGCGCGGGCTGGGCGAAGCATTACCAGTTGGCCGCGGGCGAGATTGAAGAAACCGAGGAAGTGTTTGTCGAGGGCGACGACCGCCAATCCGTGCTGGCTTTCGTTATCCGTTTTGCTTCCGGCTGGCGGATTACAGCCTTATCCAGCCGTCCCAGCAACCTGCGTGGTAAGCAGGGGCGCGTGATTATTGATGAGGCGGCGTTCCACGACCAGCTTTCCGAGCTGCTCAAAGCGGCAATGGCCTTGCTGATGTGGGGCGGTCAGGTGCACATCATCAGCACGCATGACGGCGTCGACAACCCGTTTAACGAGCTGATTAATGATGTGCGTGCGGGCAAAAAGCCGTATTCCATCCACCGCATCACGTTTGACGAAGCGGTAGAGCAAGGCTTGTACCGCCGCATCTGCTTGCGTTTGGGCAGGGAATGGACGCCCGAAGGCGAAGACGCATGGTGCAAAGAAATCCGCGATTTTTACGGCGAAGATGCCAGCGAAGAGTTGGACTGTATCCCGAAAAACGGCGGCGGCAAATGGCTCAACCGCGCCTTAATCGAAAGCCGTATGGATGCCTACACCCACGTTATCCGCTACGACCAAACCGATGCTTTCGGCCTGCTCCCCGAGCATAAACGGGCAGCCGAAGTGGCCGACTGGATAGCCGACACCCTGCAACCCTTGTTAGACGGCCTCGACAAAACCCGCGTCAGCTTTGTCGGCGAAGACTTCGCCCGCTCGGGCGACCGCACCGTGATCGTGCCGCTGTTGCAGCAGCAAAACCTGATGCTCAAACCGCCGTTTGTATTGGAGCTGGGCAATATGCCGTTTAAGCAGCAGGAGCAAATCCTTGCCCACCTGATGCACGGCCTGCCCAATCTGCGCGGCGCGGCCTTTGATGCCCGCGGCAACGGCCAGTCGTTGGCCGAAGCCATGCAGGATGAGTTCGGAGCCAATGTAGTAGAGGCCGTGATGCTGTCTGAAAACTGGTACCGCCTGCATACCGCGCCGTTTAAAGCCGCATTGGAAGACGGCACGCTGGATAAATTGCCTAAAGACGAGGACATCCTCAACGATTTAAGAGCGTTCGAACTGATTAACGGAGTGCCGCGTATCCCTGCCACACGTACCAAAGGCTCAGACGGCCAAAAACGCCACGGCGACGCGGGCATTGCTTTTGTATTGGCCTACTATGCCAGCCGCGAACTCAATATCGGCCCGGTTAAAGTAGCCAGCCGAAAAGGCCGACGCCGCAGCCGTTTCACTCAAGGATATTAAGATGGCCAAACCCCATTTGAAACTGAAAACCACCCAAGGCAGCGTGTCTGTCCAATCCGATAATCTCACAGCCCACCTTGCCGTTATGCACAAGTTTTGGGGTGCGGGCGGTTTCGGCGGGCTGCTTCCGAATCCCGACACAGTGCTGCGTAAGCTCGGCCGCAATATCGAGGTGTACCGCGAATTATTGGGCGATGCCATTGTTGCCGGTCATGTCCGCCGCCGCAAAGCGGCAGTCACCAGTATGGAATGGCGGCTCGAAGACGACGGCGTGCCGCCCGAAGCCTTAAGCCTGATTGACGGCTTTCTTAACGGCATCGACCTTTACCAACTCATCAACAACATCCTTGATGCCGCGCTCTACGGCTACCAACCGATTGAGGTGGTTTGGCAAACAGGAAAACAATGGCTGCCTGCAAAAATTGTGGCCAAGCCGCAAAAATGGTTTGAGTTCGATTCAGACGGCCAACTGTATTTCACAGCGGGCAACAGTATCGAGCAACGCGAACCGGTGCCGGACTATAAATTCCTATGCCCGACCCACAATGCCAGTTATACCAACCCCTACGGCACGGGCGACTTGTCGTGTGTGTATTGGCCGACCGTTTTTAAGCGTGGCGGCCTGAAGTTTTGGGCGGAGTTTGCCGAAAAGTTCGGCGCACCGTGGATTATCGGCAAAGAGCCACGAAGCAACACCGATGCCGACACCGATAAACTGCTTGATGCGCTGGAGCAACTTATCGGCAACGCCGTAGCCACCATTCCTAATGATTCCAGCGTGGAAATCAAAGAAGCGGCAGGCAAACAGGGCAGCGCCGATGTGTACGACCGCTTTATCCGTTACTGCCGCTCCGAAATCGCCATCGCTTTACTCGGCCAAGACCAAACCACTGAAAAAGACACGACCCACGCCAGCGCAACGGCAGGCTTGGAAGTCACCGAAGACATCCGCGACAGCGACTGCCGTATCGTTGAAGGCTGCTTTAACCAGTTAATCGGTTGGATTATCGAACTGAACTACGGCGAACACACCGCCCGCCCGAAATTCGTGCTGTATGCCCAAAACGAAGGCGGCCGGGAATTGGCCGAACGAGACCAAATCCTTGTCAGCTGTGGGGTACAACTTAGCGAAGGCTATTGGAAACGTGCCTACAACCTATCAGATGATGACGTTGTTTCCGTTACCGTTGCACAGAACACAGAACAGCCCGAAACCGCAGCCGAATTTTCCGAAGGCGAACCGGAGCATACCGATGCAGGCATGCTGATTGACACCCTCGCTCCCGATGCAGGCCGTCTGAATGCCCAAGGCCAAGCCCTGACCGATGCGTTGGTGGCCGAACTGAAAAAAGGAGAAACCGCCTACAATCTGCTCGACCGCCTGACCGCCGCTTACCCTGATATGGACGACAAAGCCCTGCAAAACGAGCTGACACGGCTGATATTTTTATCGGGCTTAGTCGGCAGGATCGAAGCCGCGGAGGAAATGAAACGATGAACCCCGAAGACATCAAAGCCGTATTCGGTATGCAGCCCGAAGCCGCCGTGGCCTATCTGAAACAGAAAGGCCATCAAGTGTCTTGGGATTGGCAGGATATGTTGGATGATGCCCATGCCACCGCTTTTACCGTAGCCAAAACCGCCAAAATGGATGTATTGGACGATATATATAGTGCGGCACTCAAAGCCTTGGAAAACGGTGAAACATTAGAAGAGTTCAATCGCGAACTGACGCCCTTATTCCAAGCCAAAGGCTGGTGGGGCAGGAAAGACGTTGCCAACCCCGATACGGGCGAACTGCAAAACGTACAACTCGGTAGCCCGCACCGCTTGAAAACCATCTATCTGACCAATATGCAGTCCGCCTACATGGCAGGCCGCTATGCCGAGATGATGGAGAGTATCGACACACACCCGTATTGGGAATATGTCGCCATCAACGACAGCCGCACGAGAGAAAGCCACCGCCTGATGCACGGTCGCGTGTACGAAGCCACCGACCCGATTTGGCACACTATGTATCCGCCGCTCGACTACCGCTGCCGATGCCGCGTCAAACCGTTGTCTGAAGCACGCGGTGCGGCCAAAGTGCTGCCCAGCCCCAAAATGGAAACCGTAACAGTGGATATCGGCACCAACGAATACACCGGCGAAGCCCGCTACGGCCAACGCACCGGTATCCGCATCAACGGCACTTTTGTTGCCCCCAATGTCGGCTTCAATGCCAACCAAGGCCAAGCCATGCTCAACCGCATGGCACGGGTTGCGGCAGACAAAGCCCAAGCCGTCCATCCCGACATTGCCCGCGTTGCCATGCAAGAGATGACGGCGGACAAACGCGTTAAAAACAGCCTAACCAAATCGTGGGTGTTGGATTTGTTGAAAGGGTAAAAGTGCTTGAAATCAACTTAGACGACCGCGAACTCAAACATGGCCTTGGTCAACTACTGAAAAACGCCACCGACACCCGCCCCATGATGCGCGCCATCGCCACCGAAATGGCATCCCTGACCGAGGATAACTTTGAAAGTGAAAGCTGGGGCGGCCAAAAATGGCCACGCAGCAAGCGTGCAGCGAGCGGCGGAGGTAAAACCCTGCAACTAAGCGGCCAGCTCGCCGCCAGCATCAGTACCAAAGTCGGCAACGATTTTGCCCGCATCGGCAGTAATAAAAAGTATGCCGCCATCCACCACCTCGGCGGCCAAGCCGGACGCGGAAAAAAAGTCAAAATCGAGCCACGTCCCTACTTACCCATCAACGGAGCAGGACAACTGCAAAAAGGAGCCGAATCCGCCCTGCTCGACATCGCCCTAAAAGCCTTGAAAAGCGGAATTTGACCGATTTTAAAAAATGCTTGGATAGTTCCCCGTTGAGAGTTATGGTGAATGCATGCCGCATGACATTGGGTCAACGGATTGTTTAGGAGATAAAAATGAATATTGAAATGGTAATCCAATCTGAAGACGGTCAATCGTTGCAACTGGCTGAAGAAAACATCAAATCACAAACTGACATCTTGGAAAAAATTCCGTTAATTAAAATTGACGGAAATGAAATGGTTTTATCCGTCAAACACAAAAAATACTGCAAAATGATTCGGGCTCATATGGCTCTCGATGCTGTCTACAACGGATACCACATGAATCTTCTCTAGCACAAACCCGCTCCAAAAGCATTTTAAATCCCATAGCCGCTGAAAAGCGGCTTTCTCGTGTAGAAAGGCTCCGTCAAAATAACCGAAAAACAAAAAACGAACGGCTTGATTTGCGCATTCGTTTTTGTTTCACTCTATGCAACAATGTTTCAAATCCGCTATCCCACACCAACCCAAACAGTCCCGTCAAATCCCATTTATCTCACAGACCCCTATATATTTATCTCACTTGGTTACACTCTTGCTTGTTTTCAACCCAATCCGTTGATATCCCCGTATACAAACGCAATTCAAAACAACGCCCGGGCCGCACCCAACAAAAAACCGTAGCGCAAAAACTTGCCTGCTACCAAAACCACACTGCTCAACCACGGATTCAGACGCAGCCAGCCGGCAGCCAAAGGCAAACCGTCGCCGACCACCGGCACCCACGCCAACAACAAAGTCCACACGCCCCATTTCTGCAAATAAGCCATGATTTTTTCAGACGGCCTTTTTTTAACCGGCAGCCAATATCCCATCGCATACGACACCATACTGCCCAATCCGTTGAATAATCCGGCAACCAGCAAAGCCGCCAACCAATGTTGCGGATAGGCGTGCAGAAACGCCAAAAACGCCGCTTCGGATGTTCCGGGCAGCACCGTGGCCGATGTAAACGCCGAAGCGGCCAACGCACCGTATTGCCACCACAATTCCAC